CCTGCAATCTCCAGTAGTTCCTCGTCAGTCAGTCGCTCCAACTGCTTAGCAGTCGTATTGATGCTTATGTTCACCTGCGTAGCGTTATCTGGCTCTCCTAGCCCGTGCAACTTGACCAAAGAATCTACTGTATTCTTCATCTCTGTTGCATTTGCTGCTGCGGTGTATGCTTCCATATACATCTGGTGTGCGTTGTTGCGATTGAATCTGACTTCTTCTCGCATCTGTTCCCGAAAATACTCTAGTGCTTTAGCTACTTTCGGTAACTTTGATGCGTTAAGTGCAGCGGTGTATGTGCCATACCCTGCTGAGCGACCTGCTGCAGCAACTGTCATACCGCTACTAATCATTAGTACCAGCCGTTCCTGCTGCACAGTCAACTCGCCAAGCTGTAGGCCCATGTAAGGAACATGAGATTCAAACTCAGCATGGGGCATTTCTACCATATCAGTAGTTAAAGGGTTTCCCACTTCACTCATCAGGGCATCTTATACACAAGAACCTTATATACACAAGGGTCTGGGAAAAATTTTGCAGAAAAAAATTTGAAAATTTATTCTGAATCGCTGAGACATTATATCCTGATTTGCCAGAATCAGTTCCCAATTTCTTTTTTTCGCCAACTGGAACCTTGTATCACGTTTGCTACTTGGAACCTTGTCCATCAGTAACCCTTTTGCTTCACAAAAGGGTAGTCGGATCTGTTTGTGAATTTACTTTATAAATCAAGGAGATACAAAATGGAAACAGGTTATCATTGGAATAAGTGGGATCAAAAACAAAAAAGACGTAAGGCTTGGAGATTTTTAGCTAAATTCATAGGTTCGCTTGCGATACTAGGAACTACAGTCTTATGCGCTGCTTTAGGCACTGGCATGTGTTACGCCTTGGCGGTATTAAATGTAGCAGAGTCGCCTATATTAGCTGGTGCATTTGGATTTTTAGGCTTTACTGGTGGCATGGCTACCGTTTGGATTGGTGCATTAATGATTCGTGACAATTACTCATAAGGAGAACTACCGTGACAACAGAAACAATTGAACCAAATGATACAAAGATACTTGATCGGTTAAAAACAGGAGCTACTAAAGCAACAAGCTTTGCATTCAACCTAATGAAACAATGCGGCCAATACGCTTTAGACAATCCACACGATGCACTCATCATATTTGGTGCGGTGTTACTAATGGATATGGAAGATTCACTCGATGCAATCGAGGAAAACACAGAAGTATCTGCCGTAGTGGATGCCTCAACCTACCAACAGTACCTATAACCAATGTGTGTCAAGTGTGTGTCAGGTATGTGTGTCAACTTAGTTTCACTTAACTAACTGATACACATACGCTTTTTACAATGTGTGTCTTGTGTGTCAGGTTTTTCTAATCACAGTTACTGTGAACATAAGTTTTTTTGCGTAAATCAAGGCATTTTTACAATGATTTTAGAAAAAACTAAAACCAAAGAAAAACTAGACACACTTGGCACACAGTTGATTTTACTAAGAAAAAGCTGGCACACATGAGGCACACATTAAGACACACAGCATCAAAATTAACACACGCTGAACCTTTTGCTTCACAAAAGGTTTGTCGGATCTGGTTACAAATTCATTAAATCAGGAGCCAAACATGGCACACAAGTTTCAAGTTTACTTTGAGCAATTCCAAACTAAGTGCGACAACTTAGCAAAAAACAAAAAGCTAAAAGCACTCGTAGCTATTAGCAAGGACAAAAGACGCAGAGCTTACCAATACGCTGATGCGGCTTCAAAAGAAAGCGATGACAACCAGCAATCTTACTTTATGAAGGTTTCTGAGTACGCTCACAAAGAAGCTGACTACGCTATGAATAAAAGCTTGTCACCGTATCAAAATTGGTTTTTAGGGAGAGATGCAGTATGAACCGTACAACAAAGAACATGTACCCCAAACCGCTTTTATTTAGCGATTATGCGTTACTTCTCACCAACAACATAAACCCAAGTGACAACCAATTCGCAGGAGCTACTGATGATTGGTACGTTTTATACAATGAGGCTTGGAACCGAGATTTACATTGTTATGGAGAATCTATGCATTCAGCCTTTAAACAATGGATTCTCAATAGTTTAGATGCTGAATGTATTCAAGACATCCAATACTCAGTAACACTCAAGGCTTTCACTTTCAGAGCGTTATCATTTTGATAGCGCATAACTACTTAACAGAGAAACGAAAGATTGATCAGATACTTTTCTGGTCATTCTTTCATCATCGAAATTTTTGGATCGGAGGTTCAAAATGGCAACAGACGTAGAACTTATTCAACTCGCTAAGAATGTAGGCAGACAAGAAACAATTAACCACATTCTTAAAATGCATAGGTCCCAAGATAAAAGCATTGAAGAGCTAAGACTATTCGATTGGCTTATTACTGAACTAACAGAATGGTCAGATAGACAAGAAAAACTCGACAGAAAGCTCGATAGATTATTTGGCGAGATCAAAGAAAACAACGCTGTTGCAAGCTGACTCTTTTGCTTCACAAAAGAGTTGTCGGATCACAGAGTAAATAAACCAAAAAGCCAGTAAGGAGTACAGGCAATGAAGATGTTAAACCTTCACATTGAAAGATGGTCTTTAGTTACAGAAGACGAAGACGAGTTCGTAAATCGAATGGACTTATCAGCAATTGGTAACACTGAAGAATTTGGGTTCACCACAACCCAAGCATCAATTGACTCTGTAATGGAGTCAAACAATAACATGGTTCCAGTTGGTATGGAATCTTACTACGCAAACCCATTGTCAGGAGGACAATAACCATGAGTGATATATCTTTTTTACCAAAAGCACTAGAAGCCATTGCAAACTCTAAGAGTGGCATGGCATCAGTAGCACGCAACGTTTTGCTTCAAGACGTAACACGAGAACCAGCTGTGGCGTATCAGATCCTTGGAACCTACGTGGAGCTACAAGACGCAAGAAGCTCAGCAAAGAAGAACAATGAAGGCTACACAGGTATCAAGCCTGAAAGACTTCTCTCTTTGCCCGAAGCTCTTATGAACCAAGTTTGTTGGCACGCACGTAAACAGATTGTTGCCCAACAGATAGCAGAAGATACTGATCTTCAAAACGGCATTGATTACAGTCAGGATACAGCTGACATCACGGGTGTTTACACAGAAACCAAGAACATCCCAGAGATCGTGTGTGAAGATTACAAAACAATGCTTGCTATCTATGGCTACCTTAAAGAGAAGATGCACTACCTCGATGGTGTCAAAGATGCAATCGCAATGTTCTCAATCAAGGAGCCGCAACCAAAGTGTGATGACTTTGGAAACGTCATCAAGAACGCCTTTGGTGAGGACGAGACAGAGTGGGTCTATGTCACAGAATGTGGCAACTGGGAGGATGCACTGGAAGCAATGACTGAACAAGTCACTAAGCTTGCAGATCAGCCCAGATCACAAGAGATCAACAAGTCTCAAGAAGTCCAAGAGCTTGACAAGCTACTCGGAGTTAGCTAAGAAAAAAACCCCACCAGACTCAACCGTCTGGTGGGGTTTTTTTCCCAAATTCGATGGTTCAAGAAACAAGTTTCTTGAAACTTCAATTGTTACTAGCCAAGCTAGTAACAATAAAAACAGGAAACGGAGTGGTGCTTTATGAGTACCACGTATCTCACACAACCCAAGGTTTTTGGCCCTCCGTTTCACGGAGAACCAAAAACCTTGGGGGAACCAGCAAGGGGGCTTTGCGTGCCAGCGTTTGATCAAGAAATTACAATCATAATCAAAAGTAAAAATGGTGAAACAATTAATTTAGAAGAATTAATACTCACTCTTTTTGAAACTGAACAAGGAAAAGAAATCATACGTGAACTTATACGTAATGAGTTGATTGAATTAATCGGAGGTAAAGATGAACGACATTGATCCAGCAACAGCAATACGAAACTTGTGTCAGCACATTGGAGACAAACGTGCCACTAGCAAATCAATGAAACACAGGTTCTTTTACTACAACTACACCAATGACCGGACAGGATTCATTGATCGGGATGGTGATCCAGCACTTGAGTACATGGATTACATGCCTGACTACATCGTGAGGATATGTAATACATGGCTTGGTAACACAGTCGCTGATGTGGAGGCAGCAGTGGCGTGCGAGATAGCAGGTGATTGGAGTGACTTTGACACGCACTTTGTTAGGCAAGGTGCAATGGATCAACTAAAATTGGAGATATAAAAATGGGTAGATATTACAACGGTGACATCGAAGGCAAGTTCTGGTTTGGCGTGCAACCCAGTAACGATGCAAACTTCTTTGGCGTAGAAGGAGAAGCCCCTCAGTTAGACTATTACTTTGTAGAGGACGATCTGCCAAAGATCCAAAGTGGCATTGATACATGCTTAAAAGAACTTGGTGATATGAAAACGGAACTCGACAAGTTTTTTGATAGCGGTGGTGCAGGACTGTATAGCAAAGAAATTTTGCAACAAACTTTCGATATACCAAAAGAAGAAGCAAACAGGCTTCTTGGGTGGTACGCACGACTTGAACTCGGTAACGAGATATTAGAGTGCGTGAAAGAAAACAGTGACTGTTCATTTAGTGCAGAACTCTAGGAGGAGTAAAAATGTTTCTAGCAGGTACAATTGCAGCAATTGGTATTATCTTTCTACTGTTGAAGTTCAACCTAAAACGTATCGTCAAGTTCGACATTGCCCTTGATGTCATCATCACATTCTTCTTTGTATGGATCTTCTTGGGTACATTCTCAGGCATGATGGCTGGCCTCATGGCTGGTGCTATCGTATCCATCTTCCTATTCGTAGCGAAGAAATTCATACCGAAGGAGGAGCTAAAGTTCGTCAAGACTACTAGCTTCCCCTATCGTAAATTCATGTGGGTCAAGGCCCAATAGAGGTGCGCACCGAACCAGCGAGTGCCAGTTAACGGCTCCCGAAACAAGGGTAAAGACCGAAAAGGTAAGAGGGCAAAAACTACTCGTCATGTTAGCCGTGTGACAATTCGCTGGGGGTGACTTAAATCTTATAACTTTCAGGAGGAAAGTATGCAAAAGGAGTCAAACTGGTACAAAAACGAAGAGGACTTAGCTCCTCGTCCCAACAATCCATACACTCAACTGTATGTAATGTACAGAGCATTGTACGAATGCAGTACTTCGCACAGTGGCACAGTAAAAGACATAGCTTTTATGCTTGGCTGCATCGAAGCAAGTGATGAGATGCCAACAGGTATACGCCCTATTCGTCTCGACAAACACGGCAACAGTGCCAGTGATATGACTGCACGTTTGCGTGACTTATTCTATCGAGGTTATGTAAGACGCGATGCTCCCGTTGATGAAGTAAATCCAACGGAAAAACTCAACTACAACATGCCATATACTAAAACCGTGCAGCTTGAAAGAGCAGTATGGAGGATTGCTACCAGAGAAGAGTTTGAAGAAGTAGCTGCGATATACATAAAAAAATCAGCTAGAAAAGATAAAAAGTACAGAGACGTTAGAAGAGGTATTAAAAAAGAAGTCCGTAATGTAGCGCAAGGTGTTAAAGATTTTGCAGAACATGCAACCGATCTTTCTTCACTAAAACAAGCACATGCTAAAGAGTTCTTAGATAAAAGATTAGCCTACGAACAAGCTAAGCAAACAGTCAAAGCAAAAGAAACTTTGAAAGCACAAGCTCTTGAAGAGGTCAAAGCAGAGATCAAAGCCTCTCAGGTTAAGGCATTGAAATACATTCTGACCTTTGGTGCTGGTGCTGGTATAGCTTTCATACTCACACTCTTGGGGAAACTTCTATGAAGATATACAACGTCAACGAACAAATGATCAAGCTAATCAAACTGTTACGTCAGAAAGATCCATCTTTAGATTCATCTCGACTATCTTACCGACACGGTGCTATCGATACCCAAGCACACATACTAAACTGCTTGAAAGCCCACAACGAGTTGGTCCTCAGTTCAGGATTCAGAGGTACATTTCGTGACGAAGTAACATTCAGCAAAAGGGATCTCAATATACTCAACGCACCTTCATTCCCGACTGCTTCTCAAAACCATAAAAAGTTTTGGGATGGTGAGATTGTCTGGGACTACCACGCAGATGAAGAAGGGCTACATCATCTGAACTGGTACTACTACAGAATCTTTACTACAGATGAAGAGGCAGAAGAAGAGTATCCCATATGGACTTGGCTCCGACCTTGGCATATGAATGCAGATATTCTTGGAGAGAACTCAGGTCATGCCAACGATAAACAACTAGGAATGCTGTACGACAGAGCGCAAGAACACATGCGTGAGATAGCAGCAGACATTGAACTAGAAAAACTGGAGGACTAAAGATGGCGAAAACAGGAAGAAAAAGAAACTCCCCTGAAGGTACTAGAAATCAAATGTCATTCGTAGTTGAAGACGAAACGCTCAACCGTTTTATGGAAGCCAAAGACGTACTACAAAACAGTATGCCCGAAGCTTTACAAACCGTGAAAATAACTAAAGTAGATGTTTTAAGAGGATTAATAGAATTTTTCCTCAATAACCACGATAACAAGGAGGACTAAACCGTGGGCTATACACATTACTGGAAAACCACACAGCCAATGACGGCATATGAATGGGCAGATATCTGTAAATCTGCCATCACTTACTGCACTAGATCATATGTGCCAGTGCATATTGAAACTTCTCTGTACATGCCAGCACCCTATGATAAAGAAACATTACGCATACGATCTCAAATAAAAATTGAGGGTATTGGTGAAGCAGGGTATGAAACATTCGTTCTCTACCCATACAAAGAAGACCTTGCTTTTTGTAAAACAGGAAGGCGACCTTACGATGAGATAGTTGTAGCTGTGCTTAATCGTGCAGCAGAACGTTGTCCTGAAAAGTTCTTCTGGCACAGCGATGGCGATTGGCAAGATCACGAAGCTGGTCTAACGCTACAGTATTCTCAACCAGCTAACCCTAAAACAACTGCTTACTACTGTGTAACTTACTGAGGTGTCACATGAACAAAGTATTAAGTGCAATAAAAGAAGCCAGTATATCTGTTGCTTGTTTGCTTGAGGATGTTGCAGTCAATGATAGTAGCGATCTAAATTTGACTGAATTAAAAACAGACATCGAAAACATACAAAATCAAATAACAATCATCGAAAACTACTTAGAACCTTTCGTGATCGAAGAGTTAGACACACTAAAAAAAGAAGTAGAACCATGAAGAGATCAGAATTTTGGGAGTGGTTAGACACTTGCCCAGACAAAGATTGGTTCCAAGCTGATGATGACGGTGAAGGAATCCGAATTTACTTTCCCGTAGATGAAGACCCAGAGGAGGGCAAAGAATGACTATGCAAATAGACGAACTTGAAAAATTTTTGGAGTGGTTAAAAACTTCTCCAGCTACCAACTCCATATCTTCTATGTCTGGAGGATATGTACACGTTAAATTCTTAATCCAACGTAGTCTAAACCAGATACAAAAAGAGGACGAAGAATGAAACTAAATAAAGCGCAACAAAAATCCCTACACATAAAGTGGCTACAGGATAATCAAGGCTTATCTTACCTGCAGTTCAGACGCACCGTTGAATCAGGTTTAGGTATGGATGATTGTGCAATGGTAAAATGGGGCAACATGTGGCTAGGGATTGAGACTGACGGATATACCCATTCATAGATCGGAGGATAGTATGGAGAAAGAGTATATAAAGTGTGCAATGTGCCATCAGGATATACAACCTAATGGAATTGGTTGGGCAGAAGGACACAATGGAGAGCCGTTAGTTGACGGCAGAGTGTGTGATAACTGCAATGTATTTGTAGTAGAACATAGAATAAATAAGTTAATGGGAGGTGAAAAATGTGGATAAAAGTAATTCCACCTGTCTACAAGAAACTGACTAAGACAATGCTAACTAAAGGCAATCCTGATTGCTTCAAGGAACTCAAAGCATTTGCTCGTCTGTTTGGCGTAGACTTTTCCAAAAGAGTAGAGCTACCGTTGGTATTTACAGACGGTACAGAAACAGTCATCCGGTTCTATCAGGTGACAGGTAACGGTGGTCGTAAAGACTGTCGTTACAACATTCCAGCAGGGGTATTGAAACAGCAAGCAGAGGTAGGTGATACCATTGCTTTCTCGTTTACACATGCCAACGATGGAAGAGTTATGCTAGTGGCTAACGTCACACGGCATAAAGAGTACGAATATCTCACACGAGATAATATCAAAGCAACGTGGACCGACACTGGTTCATATAATTTTTATCACCAGAAAAAATTGGAGGTTTAAACGGTGAGAACAATTAACGATGTAGACGAACAAGGGAAACTAGAATTTTTGCTTGAACAAGTGCGAGATGATGAATCTCGTAAAGTAGACTTTATGGCAAATACTATGGACCTACAATTTAATGCTTGCACAAGCTCGAATGCCCAAGAAATGCCTGGGCCTCGTATCATTGCAGAAAGCAAAGGCGGTATGCCAACCAATACGTTCAAGGTAAACAACGTATGCTTGGATCAAATTACCACTGACGCTGGGCTATCTATTAAAGACGGCAGACGTTTGACTGAAAAATA